ATGTCCAAATGCGCGATAAGTCGAAACTGCTACAGATTTATCAAAAGTGGATAATACAGTAAGAAATTTTTATTCTACTGGAATTTATGCCTTGAATTATTTAGCGACAAAAAACTTGTTTGGTGGTATTCCATCAGGCAGAGTAATCAGTTTATCAGGACTATCTGCTTCTGGTAAAAGTTTATTGGCAGCAACTATAGTAGCTGATCCTAAAATTGATATGTGTATAATTCTGGAAACTGAGGGTGGTGGAGCTACTAAAGAACTTTCTTTATTTGCTGGTGCTGACCCAAAGAAAATAAGAATGTTAAAAGCTAATACCTATTCATCTTATAGAACAAATAAAAAGACAGGAAAAATAGAAGAAGTTGATGATCTTGATATTCCAAAGAAGTTAGTTACTGATGAATATGTTTATACTGAAGGCGCTACAAGATTAATAAGAAGGTTTATTCAATCAATAGAAATGAATAAAATAAACGCCAACATTTTAATAGTATTGGATAGCTTGGGAAATCTTCAGACAGTAAAGGAATTTGCTGGCGGAAATATGAATGATATGGGAAAGAAGAACCAACTCATAGGAGCTTTCTTCAGAACATTTGACTTGGCTTTTGAGAAAACAAATATTTCCTTCCTGTTCACCAATAAATTATATACAAATGTAGGTAATATTTATGATCCTTGGAAAGAAAGTGGTGGTGTTAATGTTGAATATAACCCTTCATTATCCATCCGTTTACAGGAAGTAACTAATTCTGATAGTGAGGATATGAGCACAAAACAGATCGATGATGAAAAGGATAGAAGGAAAACAGCGCTTGGAAATTCTGTAAAAACAATACGGGCTACAATAAATAAATCCCGCTTTGGAACAGAGGGAAGACGATTGAATATACTTATTGATATGGCCGTTGGTCCTATTTTATTTTCTGGGTTATTTGAGCTTTGCAGGGACTTTGGTGTAATAGTAAAGAACGGTAGTTCTTATTTAATGAAAGATGTATTTGAAAAAAGTTTCTATAAGAAAGATTTCATCGAGCTTGTAAGAAGTAATGAAGTTGAAAATCTTAACAAAATACAGGAAGCTTTATTAAAAGCTGAGGATAGAATTAAAGATGAAAGAAAGAAACTTCAAGTAAATGATATTTCAGAAATAGAAGTAAAGCAAGAAGAAGAAATAGATGACAACGATGAGTATAGGGATATGCTAGCTCAGGCAACTAAGGATATAAAGTAATAATGGTTGTTGAAGAACTTTATAATATATTAAGACAATTTCCTAGAGGATTGCCGGTTATCTGTTTTAATAGCGAGGGTGATGAAATAATAAAAATACCAGATGAAATACCTGATATTGTTGTTGGTTCTCAAACCGTAAATAATAAAGAAGTGACAGTTATTTTATGCAGAAAGAAAGGAGTAAAAGATAGTGTTAAAATTCAACCAGATAATTCCAACGGGAGAAATGGTATTATTGAAGATAGTCCCATCGATAGAAGAGAAGAGCGATTTCACGACATCAAAGGGAGGACTGCTCCTAAAAAAAACAGAAGAAAGCAAAAAAGTAAGAGTTGATGCTTTCGTAGACGCAGTTGGTGAAAAAGTGGATTCAAAAGAGTTCAAGGTTGGTGATAAGGTAATGTTTAATGATTATGATGTTAAATATGTATCTAATACCGACGATGAATATGAAGAAGGTTATCAAATGTACGCCTTAACAAGAGCAATCTCAATTATGGCAGTATTGAAATAGAGAGTTAAAAATATATAAATTGCCCAGCAGGATAAAACCTCTGGGCTTTTTTAGTTTAAGGTAAATATGAGAGTAATAAAAAGAAATGGTAAAGATTTATTATTAGAAAATTTTATAATAAATGAAAAGTTCTCAGAAGAAATAAAATCTAATGATACAATAATTTTTAATTGTATTAATTGCAATAAAGAAACTAGTAGAAAAAAAAGTAATTTTAAAGTTCCAGTTATAGATAATTTACTATGCAGAAATTGTTCTTTCAAAAAAACAAATATAGAAAAGTATGGAATTAGTAGTTTTACAAAAACAGAAGAATACAGAATAAAAACAAAAGAAACTAATTTTAAAAAGTATGGAACAAATAGTTTCACAAATACAGAAGAATATAAAATAAAAATAAAAAAATCTAATTTAGAAAAATATGGAGTTGATCATATATCTAAATTAAATATTATAAAAGATAGAAAAAAAAATACTATTTTAGAAAAATATGGAACAGAAAATATATCACAAAATAGTGATATAAAAAATAGAATTAAACTAAAAAGATTAAAAAATTCTTTTTATAAACTTTTAGAAAGAAATAAAAATATGGTAAAGCCATTATTTGATATAGAAGATTATATAGGAATAAAATACGATAATAAATATCTTTGGGAATGCCTTATGTGTAATAAAGTATTTGAAGATAATTTATATGCTGGGAATATTCCAAGATGTCCAATATGTTTTCCTTTTCTGGCTGGATTTTCCAATAAAGAAAAAGAAGTTGTAGAGTTTATCAAATCATTAAATATTGATGTAGTTGAAAATTATAGAGATATATTTGAAATCGATATTTATATTCCTTCCTTAAATTTAGGTATAGAATTTGATGGTATATATTGGCATAGCGATATTTATAAGGATAGAGATTACCATTTAGATAAAACTAATTATTTTAAAAATTTAGGTATAGACATTATACATATATTTGAGGATGAATGGAATAATAAACAAGATATAGTAAAATCTATTATCAAGTCTAGGCTAGGTATGTTCGATCGAGTTATATATGCTAGAAAAACAGAAATAAAAGAAGTTCCTCCAGTAGAGGAAAAAGAATTTCTGGAAACAAATCATATACAGGGTTATATACCTTCATCAGTTTGTTTAGGACTTTATTATAACAATGAATTAGTAAGTTTAATGAGTTTTGGTAAATCAAGATTTAATAAAAACTATGAATGGGAATTACTTAGGTTTGCTAATAAATTGAATACAAAAATAATAGGCGGAGCTTCTAAATTATTCAAGAATATAAATTTAACTAATATAATTAGTTATTGTGATATAAGATATTTTACTGGAGAAATATATAGAACACTCGGATTTATTGAAGCGGAAAGTTCCAAGCCTAATTACTATTATACAAAGAACAATGAAAGATTTTCAAGAATAAAATATCAAAAACATAAACTTAAAGATTTATTAGAAAATTTTGATGAAAACTTAACAGAAAAGGAAAATATGTTTAATAATGGATTTAATAGGATATATGATTGTGGTATGAAAGTTTTTAATTTAGAGGGAAAATGAAAATACATATAGATGATAAATACTTAGCTTTATTACCAGAAGATAAAAATGAGGAATTATTCATAAAATATTTCTTCACTTACCAAGATTTATCAAAAGTATTTCAAGGTGGAAAATATAATAAAAATTATATAAAAAACGTCTCTTTCGCTAAATTAAAAAAAGATTGGTATATTACTGACTCTGGTTTCCTTAAAGAAACAGTAGAGGAAATAAGAAAACTAAAATTTAAAGTGAGTGAAGTAGAGGATAAAAGAACTAGATTTGATTATATGAAAAAGGAATATTCTGATGAAGAACTTGGTAAATATTTTCCCTTTAGTTATAATGCACATCAAATAGAAGCATTAAGAATTTTACTTAAATCAAATAGAGGACTTGCTGTATTACCAACTTCCGCTGGAAAAAGCTTTATATTTTTTGCCTTTATAAAGATGACACAACTTCCAACATTACTACTAGTCAATAAAATAACACTAGCAAATCAATTGTATGATGGAGCAAAAGAATTTGGTATAGAAGAAGTTGGTATATGGAATAGTAATAGAAGAATTGCTGGAAAAAATCTTATGATAGCTACTATAGGTTCGGTTCTTTCTTTACCAAGTTTAGCTTGTTATAAAGTTTTATTGAACGATGAGTGCCACAACGCATCGGCCAAAACATTTCAGGATTTATTAAGCAAGGTTAGCTATCCAGTGCAATTTGGTTTTTCTGCTACTCCTGATAAAGGAGATAAATTCAGGTATGCGTTGATAAGAAGGTTCTTGGGTTCTCCTTTAATAAAAATAAAGGCAGAGCATCTTATAGAAAATAAAGTAATGGCTAAACCAATTATTTATTTTGTAAAAAATATAGTGCCTGATTATGATAACTGGCCTGATACTATGGTTAACGGATTGATAAACAATAGAGACAGAAACAGTAAAATAGTCGATATAATAACAAGACACAATCTTCCAAGTTTGGTATTGGTTAATGATGTAAAATACAAACAAGGTGAAAAAATAAAAGCTGCTATAGAAGAAGAAAGTGATAAAAGAGTTGTATTTCTAAGCGGAGAGAATACCAGTGAAGAAAGGGATGAGGTTATAAGGCAAATAGAAAATAATGAGATCGATGTTATAGTTGGTACTTCTATTTTCAATGAAGGTATATCAATAAAAAATATTCATTTATTTATAAATGCTGCTGTGGGAAAATCAACCCCACAGACATTACAGAAGATTGGAAGAAGCTTGCGTATGATGGATGGGAAAGTTCAAGCAATTGTGTATGATTTCGTTGATGAGGGAAATAAATATTCAGAAAAACATTCCACAATAAGAAAGAAACTTTATATGAAAGAAGGTTATAAAGATATAACAGTTATTTCTTTGTAGCTTGTTCTTTACTTATTATAACTGTTTCTGGATTATCCCCAGTGTTTATAACATGAATTTTGGTGAAACCTTGTTTTGATTTTTTCATAAATTCTAACATCATGTTAAATGTTTTATGATCATCATCGCTAAACCCCATAGTAATTGGATCACCTTTTTTAAAACCAACCTCTGTGGCCTTTTCTTTTACATGAGCCATAAATAAAGAAATAGCTTTCGTCTTGGCCACAGAAGGATCTGATGCTTCAGCACCAAATAGGCCGGGGTATGAAACTGGATAGAATTTACATAAACCCTGTAAATAATAATTCAAAGCTGCATCGCCTTGTAATGGAGACATTCCTGCCAAGTTTCTCCATTGATTAATACGGCCAATACACTTATCTTTTGATAGACCATTCTGGTTTCTTTTTATCATATTACTTATAGCTGTTTCTATAGTAGAAGGAGAATGCCCTCTAGCTGTTATTATACTGAATATTCTTGCATTATTTACAGCCTTTACAAAATCACTCCACACAGGACCATATTTAATTGGCTTCTCTGTATCTTTTATAAATTGAGCATCTCCTTCTGGTCTAAAATTAGTAAAAGCATCTGTAGCCAATTCCCAAGAACCTTCACCTATTTTAGTTCTTATTTTGGCAAAATCTTCACTACTTACTTCTATTGGTTCTTTATCTTTTTTCATTTTTATTTTAGTTGGTAATGTCATGATATTATCATCAAAATCAAAAGAATAGTATTTATATTCATTTTTAAAAGATCCCTCTAGAATAAGATTAAGTTTCATAGTTGTAATTCCTTTTCATTATCTTTACGAATGGCTTATATAAAAGTAAAGATAACAATATATAAGGGAAGTAAAATATGGATTTTATTGATATAGTAAATAACGAACTGAAAAACAATGATAACGATACCCTGAATGAATATGCCTTTCAGATTTCTCCTATGGTAGCTTTTGCTGCTTTTAAGGATAAAGCTTTTGGCGATTTAAAAAGAAAAATAATAGGAATTAAAAAAAATATAAGCAAAACTGCTTCTGCTATAAAGGGTGAAGCTTTATTAGCAAAAGAAAAAGTAGCTTCAACTGTAGTTGGGAAAATAGGTAAAGGCGATAACGCAACTCTTTATAGATTAACCAATGAACAAATGCAGGTTATGGCAGAAATTTATAGAAAATATGGAAAATTCTTAGTCGATGATATACTTATTTTCAGAAGGAAAATACTTGCCCCTTACCAATTAATAAAGAGATTGGTAAAGAAAAACAAAAGCTTAACCTCAAAAGAAACCCACGGACTATCCAAGGAAGAGTTCTTGGCAGCATTGGAAAGTGGTAGAAAGAAAATAGAATTACGTGGTGATGCTTTCTATTCCAAGAGTGATGAAATAAACAGCAAACTAGCAAGAGCAAACGAAAGCATAAAAGATTTGGAAAAAGTATTAAACGATTTCAAGAATGAAAGAAAACTTGATAATGCCTCTTTGAACAGAATATTTGTTAAATTTGAAGTAAGTGATGAGGATTTACAAGGTTATACTCCAGAAGAATTGAGAAAGATTTACGATTCCATAGAAGCCGATAATAGGGTTATTTTTTCAGCTGCTGAAAAACAGAAAGAAGGAACACTTACTCTTGGCGATTTGGATAAAGTAAGACAGGTATCAAAGGATAGATTGACCAAAATATCTGGAGATTATACAAGAAAAGAAAGAGAGAAAACAGTTAATCAAGTAAATGTATTGAAAAACGCTTTCGATCTGGTAAAAACTGAAAAAGAAAAGTTCTATAGAAACGGAAAATTCAACGTAGCTCTTGGAAAATATTTCTTAAGAAGAGATATCCTTGATAAACTAAAGCCAGGCGCTCCAGATAGCTTCTTTTCTAAAACATACATCTCTATTATTGAAGAAATGCTTAAAAAGGAAAAAGAATTCAAGAGTAATATAGTAGGTTCTTCTATATCACATAGAGGTAAGACAAACTTTACTGAAAAAGAAGCTTTGGTTTGGGGTAGTTTACCTACAGCCAGAGAGTTTTCAGGAAACTTAAGCGATTATTATCAGAAATTAAAAGAAGAGGACTTCTTTGATCCTAAATATGTAAAGAAAAGTGATGAACTATTAAAAGCAGAAAACGATATTGAAACAGAAATAAGACGATTTGAAAGAAAACTGGCAAAGGTTGTTGAACCAGAAGATTTGGCAAAACTTAAAAAATATAGATTGATTAACAATATGATTTCTGTTGGAGAATTGAAGGACCCAGAAAATCTATTCAAGACAAGGGCAGAATTGGAAGCTGATAAAGCAGAGGTAAAAACAAATACTGATGGAGATGTTCCAGAGAAAGAGGATGAAGAAGAGGAAGAAAAGAGGAATATACCAAGAGAAGAATACTATAGAAGATTAAAAGATTTCGCTACAAAAGAATATGATAGCTATAAAGAATTTAATGACGCTAAAGAAAAAGCAAAAGCTTTAAAAGAAAGAATGAAAGAACAGGGTGATGATGATGTTGTTGAGGAATATGATGATATTTTACAGCAATTTTTAGTTAGAAAAGAAATAAAAAAAGTAGAACTTGCCGGACATAAATATGACGATTCAGATATTCTTGATATAAATGATATAACAACGTTAGCCAAGAAAATAATCAGAAAGAATTATTTAAACGCCAATGATGCAAAGCAAGATGTTAATTCTTTGAAGGAATTGATAGCTAGATATAAGGAAGAGGATCCTAATGCCAAGGAAGATTTGGATGAAATAGAGTTCCTTATGAAACGAGTAGATAGAAAGTTATCAAGTGAAGATTTTGGTAAAGACGAAGATAAAGAAAAAGATAATACGGAGATTTAATTTTGCCTTTTATAAATAATGTTTTCACACAACAGAATATACCAAATATAATTTCTCAAAAAATAAGGTTAGAAACTAAAGATATAATGCTTAATTATGTTATGACAAATAACAGGGATAGTTTAACTTTTACTTATTTGGTATCCATAATAAAGCAAAATCCAGTCAATCCAATGCTTCCTATGCAGTATAATCAAGTGGATTTAAATTCATTAAAAATTGCTATACTTGGAAAGTTTAAGACACAGGATTTGAAATATATAGAAATAAAAAACTTTGATACATCAAAAGTTATTGTTCGTTTTAAGCACGAAGATTGGATTAAGGATGCTTTTAACAATGTTGCAGGCCAAACCACTTTTTCTAAGTTTGAAATGATATTCAGGTTAAAGAAACAAATACCTATGTATATAGTTTTTGATGGTTTTATGTCTATGTTTAATACTTTTATGGTTCCTAAAATGATAGAATATGTAAAACAAAATAAGCTTGGGAAAAATCATTTCTTGAATATTTCATCTTCTTTTATTAAGGATAAACTGAATAAATATTTTAACAATATGATGGACTATAGTTATAATTTTCAACAAAATGTATTTTCTATTAAATTAAAGAGTCCTTATATATTATTGATAACATATGGTATTGGAAAGCTTATAGATAACAAAGCTTTTATGAATGTCAGTGAGAAAAATTTTGAGGAAACAACTAAAAAGTTTTTAAAATTAAACAGTTTCAAGTAAAGATACTGTAAAGATATAAAAAAGCGAGTAATTCGCTTGACAAAAATTATTTTTTGTCGTATAATGAAAATGTATCCGCTACAAATGTAGGGATAAAAATATTGCTCATAAAAGGAGGATTATTATGGCAACAACAAAAACATTTTTCGATGTAATGGAATCTTTCAACGAACTATTTGAAACAACATTACTGCAACCTAACTTACTAAAAGTGGACAATGGTGATAGATATACTTGTCCTGGGTTCCCACCTGTAAACGTATCGGTAGATGAAACAAAAAAAGATTTACGTTTTGAATTCGCTATTGCTGGTGTAGATCCAAGTAGAACTACATTATCTTTTGCTGGTGATTTTATGGAATTGAAAATAGAGAAAGAAGAAGAAATGGCTACGAAAGAAAAAAGAAAAGATTTGTATAAAGGTATTAAAAATGTTTATCTACAGAATAAATACTTTGTACCTTCCGATAAATATAATACACCAGAAGCTACTGCAGAATTCAAGAATGGTATATTGAAAATAGATATACCTGCAAGGGAACATATGCAAGTTAAACCAGTTAAAATAAAACTGATAACGTAAAAAATTAAAGGCACCTTTTTGGTGCCTTTTTTAATTAAAAAACCTGCCAGAAGGCAGGTTAGTTTATTTACCCTAAAATTGCGTAGTCATACTCGAAAGTACAATTACATTCAAGTGGGGCATCACTATCGTAAGATAATGCATCACCCCAACCTACTGCACTTGGCCAGATATAGAAAATGTTCCAAGTCCGTACTATGTTTCCCGCAGGATCAAGTTGCGCGAGGGCGGCATTAGCAGCATATTGGGTTTTATAACCCATCTCACCAGTTGATGGATTATAAATAGCTTTTGACCAATTATAAAGAATTTGTCCTGCTTGATTTCCTGTGTCTGTTGGTGCAATACTTCCATCTTTAGAAATGAAATCATAGAAAGTCATTGCAAGGTTGTTCCAAGATGGCTTTCCAGCAGATTTGAATTTCTCGTTCAAACGATGCTGCTCTGTAAGACCGAATGTTATTTGTGGTATAGTTGATGTATGGGCACAAAAGGCCAAATCATCAACAGCTGTCCCACCAATAGATAAAGCTGTTGGTAAACTGAACTGTATAATCCATCTATGACCCCTAAAAGGTTCCGCTTTTGAACTTTGACTCGAAGTTAATGTAATCATGTTTTAAATACTCCTATATAGTTATCTTTATTAAAAACCTTATATATTGTTATATCTAAAAAAGTGTAAGGTGCTTTATGAATATAAAATATAATATATACATGTCAATATATAGAGCTATAAAGAGAAATGGTAAATCCAGATGGGAAAACTACATAGGATATAGCATCGATGAATTCAAGAAGCACTTAGAGAATGATTTTCAAGAAGATATGAATTGGGATAATTATGGAAAGGTATGGGGAATAAAATGGCATATACCGCATCGTTATTATAAGGTAGTTGAAATAAAGAAAGCTTGGAATTTCAAAAACTGTTATCCTGAATACTTGACAAAAATCAAAAAAAATAATATATTTGATCCTGAGATAATAAAAAAATATAGTTTATATGATATATTACCTATTGGTAAACTACCATTTAAAATAAAGGTGTGAAATGGCGAAAATAATAATAACCTCGGATTGGCATTTAGAGCCAGGAATTTATGTTTCTATATGTTTGGATTTTATAGATTACTTGGTGGATTTCAGCATAAGAAATGAATTGAAATATGTAATAATAGCTGGAGATATATTTGAAAAAAGCAGTAAAATAAAAAATGAAGCTTTCCTTCCATTGTTCAGGAAGTTTCAGGAAATAAAAGCTACAACAAATCTGGAAATAATAATAGTTCTTGGAAATCACGATGTATTCAATGATAAGAATGAAAGTGTAGTTGAAGTGTTCTCTCCATTCGGGAAAGTAATTCAGGATTTTGAAACCATAACGATAGATGGTAAAACAATAGATTTGCTTGCCTATACTAAAGATGAAACAAAACTCCCAAAAAATGATCATGATTATTTAATAACCCATCTTGGAATTGTATCTTTTGCTTTTGATAATGGATATGAATGTGATGAGAAATTATTTTTCAGTCCAGAGCTATTCAAGAATTATAAGAAAGTTTTCTCAGGGCATTTGCATAGATTTCAGCATAAGAAAAATATAGTATATCAAGGTTCTCCTTATCAAACATCTACAGAAGAAGAAGGACAGAAAAAAGGTTTCATAGTATTTGATACAGATGATGGTAGTTGGAATTTTATTGAATATGAAAATTCTCCCAAATATATAACGGTGACTGCTGAACAGATAGTAAGCGGAATAGATTTAAAGAATAAATTTGTCTCAGTAAAAATAACAGAAAAGCTGGATAATTTTGTTCAGTTAAAACATATGTTATATGATAAAGGTGCTATAGATGTAAAACCTGTATTCGTTAAAGAGGAAGATGATTTTGATGTTCTTAAAGATGGGATTGAATTTAAGGTTAATGACAATATAGAGAGACTATTGGAAGAACATATTAAATCAATAAAAATTGAAGGTATTGATAATAATAGATTATTAAAAATATTGGGAAAAATAAAGGAAGAGTTATGAAGTTTAAATCCATAAAAATTAAGAATTTTCTTTCTTATGGAGATAATGAAATAGAATTTGATTTGAATAGTAAAAGCCCTGTGTTGATTGTAGGAAGTAATGGTTGTGGAAAAAGTACAGCCCTTTATGCTATAATCTATGCTATATACGGGAAAACCAATGTAAAGATTGATAATATAGTAAACAGGAAAACTAAAAAAAATTGTAAAGTAGAATTGATATTTACTATAGGAAAAGACGAGTATTGTATTCTCAGATATAGACAACACGAACAACACGGTAATAAAGTTTACTTGTTTAAAAACAAGAAAGATATTTCTTTCAAGAATGTGGCTGATACGGAACAACTTATACAGGATACTGTTCAGATAACATATGATGTATTCAGGTCATCAATTATTTTATCTCCAGAAATATATAATTCTTTTTTACGGGCAAAGAATAGTGATAGATTAAAAATAGTAGAAAATATATTTACCTTGGGTTTTATTAATGAATATTCTATCATATTAAAAGATTTAAGAAAAAATGTATTGGATAATATTGAAAAAACAAAAGTAGAACTTGGAAAAATAGATACAGCTATTGAAACAATAGAAGGAACTATTACCTCCTATAAAGATAACGCTTTGAAAGCTCTTACTGCGTTTAAGGAAGAGAAGGACAAGAATAAATTAAAACTGAAAGAATTGCTTGAAGAAGAGAAAGTTTTAAAAGAAATAGATGTGTTGAAAGAAAAGGAATTGATAGTAATATATAATGAGAATAAGAAAATAAATGATAGAATAAGCGAAGAGAGAAACAAGAAACAAGATGAAAATAGTTATATATTGGAAAGAGATAAAAAGCAAAGTGAATATGAAAATCTTATAAAAGTAGATGTAGCAAATGAAAAGGAATTGATTTCTAAATTTTTGGAAATAAGCAATTCAAATAAAGATATACAGAATAAGGTAGAAAATCTTAATAGTAAACTTAGAGAACTTTCTTTGATAGAGGATAAGTCCAATAGAAAAGAAGGTGAAATAAAAAGCAAGAAAAAAGAAGTAGATACAATAAAAGAGCATATAGATAAATGTTCTTTATGTGGTCAAAAAGTAAGTTCTGAATTTAATGAAAAATTAATAGATGACAAAAATAAGGAACTTATTTTATTACTAGAGGACATTGCTGTTATAAATGACCATATGGAAAAGTTTAACAGAACTGATATAGAGAACGAAATAAAAACTCTTATGCAGAAAATAAAAACTCTTCCGGAAAAATCAAAATATTCTATGGAAGAATTGGATAAAATATCTGTAAAAATAAATGCGTTGTTTAATGAGATAGGTATTCTTAATTATCAAATAAGCAATTCACTAAAGACGAATAAAGAAATAGATGATACAATAAAAACTCTATCAGAGAATATAGTGGATAGTTTTACTCCAAAATATTCTATTGACTTTCTTAATACATTGGAACAGGATAAGGATGCGATAAAGGATAAAATAAAGTTTATAGAAAAAGCAATAGAAATCATAGAAGAAAAAGCGAAATCAGTTTACGATAAAACTTATGTTTCTGAGCTTGAGGACAAACTGGATAAGACAGAGAAAGTTCTTGAGAAAGTAAACAAGAAACTGGATAAGGAAAAAGAAGAGGATAAGCATTATGAAGTTATGACGCAACTTCTTTCAAATAAGGATAATGGTTTCAAGAAATATGTTATTGATAAAATGATACCAATATTCAACAAGCATATAAATTTTTATATTAGTTTCTTTTTTGATAAAGAGATAGATCTCAGTTTTGATAAGGAATTAAATCCTATATTGAAAGTTGAGGGAAGTTTGATAGAGATAGAAAGTTTTTCTTCTGGTATGAAGACGAGGTTGGATTTAAGTATAATGTTTGCTTTGTTTATGATGGTAAAAACATTCTTTTCATCTACAATAAATATAATGTTTCTTGATGAAGTATTGGATTTACATTTGGACGAATATGGAGTATCTGGAGTTTTTAGTATAATAGATAGTTTGAGTAAAACCAATAATGTATTTATAATTTCTCATAGGGATTTATATAAAGACAAAATAAAGAATAGGATTGAACTTGAAATGGTTGATGAAATAACTAGGGTTGTATCTAAATAAAAAGAGGGGCGCGCGCCCCTCTTTAAACTATTTTAAATTATTTTTAACTTTCTTGATAAAATCTGTTTTTGCTGTTTCTTGATATACTCTTGGTTTCCTTATAGCATTTACATCCATTTCTTGGTTTTGTGCAACTGGTTTAGCATCAGTTGGAACTTTTTTATTATTTTTTACTATATTATCTACTAAATTATTAAGATCTGAAAGTTCTTTCGTTCCAGTATATTCTGCAGGATTGTTCATAGCTTTTCGTAATTGTACCATTTGATTTTTTGTTTCTGGAGTTGGAGTTATTTTTTCTAATATATCTAATCCTTTCTTGGCAGTATTGATAACATTTACTTCTGCAGGACTTTTTCCTATATTGGGATTAGCTGTTTTAACATATTTTTCTTCCATAGCTTTTATTGCAGCCAAGTCCAAATTATCTACCTGCATCAGTTTAGTCAATTCATCTAGCATTGATTTTCCAATACTTTCATTTTTTTCTGATTTTATTAAAGCTCTTACTATTTTAACTTGGGGATGATTAACTCTTGATTTTACTTTCTCTATGATAGGTTTTACTATTTCAGAATAATATTTATTAGGATCGGCTTTTTGCATTCCAACATTTTCTTGTATTTTTGCTCGTTCTGCTTCACTCATAAAGTCATTATAAGTTTTTATTTCACCTTCTAATATTTCATTATTAACAGAAGATTTAATATTTGAAGCTATTTTACCAACAGCTTTACCTGTTGCTGTATTTGCTATTTCTTTACCTAATTTTCCAAATCCAGATTTTAATGTTTGAAGGACGCTTGGCAATTCTTTCTTTAAAACATTTCTATCTATTTCTGCTAATTTTTGTAGCGTTTTTATTGCCGCTATTTTTAAAGCGATTTTATCTTTGACAGAATTAAATTCAGCGCCAGGAGTTAGTTTAGTTGATTTTGCTAGATATTCTGTAGTAGCTTTTTCAAAATCTTCAGAAGCTTTTTTATATAGATTTCTAAATTTTTCTACTTCTTCCAGATTATTCATATCTATTGCTTCAAAAATAGTTTCTTCATTTGCAGGTTGTTTGCTTAATTTTTCATACGCAGATTCTAATGAAGCCAGAGTATCAACAATCCTTTTCTTCATGTCGTTTATTACAGGAAGCATTTCTTGATTAAGTTGAGTGCTTGAAAATTTAGTATCTGGTATTTTTGCAATTAAATTCATATAAGAAGAACCCAAATCACTAGTAGTAGTAGATACAGGAGTAGAAGGTGTAGCCCCTTCTGAGCTTTTTTCTTTACCTTCTTCAGTAGCTGGAACTTTTGTGCTGTTTAAATCTTCTTTTTCTTCTGCTGGTTTTTCTGCGGCAGGCTCTTCAACTGGAACTATTGGTGCAACTTCATCTTTTAAAATCTTTTCAATAGAAGATTTTCCTAACTTAAGGAAATCACTAAACATTTTTTCGATCTTTGCTTCATCTAAATCTTTATTTGATCCCAACAATCTTGATTTAATTAGTTCTATTGATGGGTTAGCAACAGATTCTTTTGATTTTTTTTCATGTGCATTTAATACTATAAATAAAGAAGCTACCAAAGCTTTTGGATCAGTAGGTTTATTATCTTTTATTTTTTCATAAATATCTTTATTAAAAGAACTTAGATTTTGTAACATCATATCAATAGATTTTCTATTAGTACTATTGATTCCAGAAGCAGATCCAGTTTTTAAATAATTATTAACTAAATAATCGTTTGCGTTTTTTTGGTCATTTAGGTTTATTCCAGATGATTTTGTATATATTTCAGTAGTGTCAGGAACAGCTTCATTTATCAATTTATTAAATTCCATAATTTCCTCTTTCTATTTTATCTTTACATTTTCTCTTGACAAAAATCATAAATTATATTATAATAATTCTGAGAGGTAAAAATGTCATTCTGTCAATTTCATTTACATTCTGTATATAGTTTACTAACGGTAAGATAAGTATATGAAAACAACAAAAAAATTAAATACAGAAGAATTCATAAAAAGATCCATATTAGTACATGGAGATAAATATGATTATTCTAAATCTTTTTATAAAAATGATTCTACAAAAATAGAAATAATATGTAAAAAGCATGGTTCTTTTTGGCAAAGTCCAGGAGCGCATGTTAGACAAAAAAATGGTTGTGAAAGTTGTTCTTATGAAGAAAGAGCTTTTCAAAAAAGAAGATTTGCTATAAAAGACAAAGATGATTTTGAATCAAAATTAAAAGAATTAAATATTTATGAAAATTTTGATTTTTCTAATTCAATTTTTGAATATTTTGGGAAGAAAATGAAAGTAGTTTGCAAAAAGCATGGAGAGTTTTACCAAACCCCCCTTTCTTTTATATTAAAAAAATATCCTTGTAAAAAATGTTTTGATGATTCTTTAAAAAGCAATACAGAGGAATTTATAAATAAATCCTTAAAAGTACATGGAAATTTATTTGATTATTCCAAGTCAATATATAAAGGGGCTTTTGATAATGTGGAAATAATATGTAAAAAGCATGGCTCATTTTGGCAGAGACCGGCAAATCATTTATCTGGATGGGGCTGTAGGACCTGCTTAGAATCTACAGGGGAGAAAGAAATAAAAAGAATTCTTGAAGAAAAAAACATAATTTATGAAACTCAAAAAACTTTTAATGATCTTATTTCCATTAAAACTAATAAAAATTTATATTTTGATGTTTATATACCTACTTCTACTCTAGTAATAGAGTATGATGGTAGACAACATTTTGAAAGCATTGAATTTTTTGGCGGGGATGAATATTTAAATAATTTAAAATTCAATGATAATTTAAAAAATGAATATTGTAAAAATAAAAATATAAAACTGATAAGAATTTCTTATAAAGACAATATATCAAAAAAAATGGAAGAGGTCTTAAATGAGTTATTGTAATATGCACGTTCACACATTATTCTCACTGATGGACGGAATTTCTTCCAGTGAAGATTATGCCAAAAGAGCCGCAGAAAACAAACATTCCCACCTTGCTATAACAGATCATGGAAGAGCTTCTGGTTGGTTCAAACATAATATCGCCTGTAAAAAATATGACGTAAAACCTATATTTGGTATAGAAATGTATATAAATGACTCACTTATCTCTACCAACGATAAAGAGAAAAGAGAAAGAAAAAAAGATGGACACGTAGTTCTACTTGCCAAAAATAAGATAGGTTATCAAAACATCCTACATTTAAACTATTTATCAAACAAAGATGAAGAACATTTCTACTACAATCCAAGAATATCCTATGACGAACTTTTTAAATATAAGGAAGGAATTATAGTTGGTTCAGCTTGTATGGCTAATTATTTCTATCAATATCATAAAAATGATAAAGATGGTGAAGCTCTATATAAGAAATTTGTAGAAGAATTCAAGGAAGATTTCTATACAGAGATACAATTAAATGAAATAGAAGAACAGAAAGAAGCTAATGAATATATGTTATATTTAGCAGATAAATATAAAGTTCCTGCTGTTTTAACAGGCGATGTTCATTACTTGGAAAAAGGGTATGATAAATATCAGACACTTTCTATATGTATAAGGAATAAGGATACTTTTGATAATATCACATTTGAACTTGAAAGTAAGAACCTTTTCTATCATAATGAGAATGATTATCAGGATTTCAATAAAGAATTTGGATATAACTATAGTAAAGAAAAAATAGAACAATGGTGTAATCAAACTTCTTATATAGCAAATAGAATTGATTTTAATTTTCCTAATTACAAGAAAATTCATTTTCCTACGTTTACCAAATGTGCTGATGATGATGATACTTTGTTGATAAAGAAAGGAATAGAAGGATTAAAGAATAGGTTCAAAGAACCAACAAAAGAATATAGAGATAGATTGGCATATGAATTGGAAGCTATTATAAGAAAAGGTTTTTCAAGTTATTTTCTGGTATTATCTGATATAGTTGATTATGTTGAAAGAGAAGAGGCTTATGTGAGTGTTGGAAGAGGAAGTGCTGCAGGTTCACTTTTAGCATATTGTTTAGGAATAACCAAGATTGATCCTATAAGATTCGACTTGATTTTTGAGAGGTTCATGAGCGATTCCAGAGTTTCGGATTGCGTAACAAATTACTTCAATGAAGAATAAAATATAAGGAGATAAATAGATGAATACTATTTATAAAAAAGAAGTGGTCGAGGATTTGATCCAAAAACATTGGAATGATGATTTGACAAAAAGAGATAATTCTCTTAACAAGAAGGGTATATTGCAGATAAAAGCAAAAGCAAAAGCTTTGTTCAAAGGCGGAAACGATGGTTTGATTTCAGATGTATATCCTTTGTGGCAAGTTTCAAAAGAAGATTCAGATATGTTGATAAGCAAGAAAAATATATTGAAAGAATATTCAGCTTGGATTAATAATCAGAATGCTTCTGAACAGGATAAACAAAACCATTTGAATAATCTTAAAGAGTGGATAGAAAAAAGAAAGAAAGAAGGTTTTATTATTGAATGGATGGTTTGGTAGTATTCACTTGACAAAAAAATAAATAAATGATATAATAAAGCAAGATTAAGTTCTTGCTTTTTTATTTGGAGGAAAAAATGAAAATAAGAAATGGTTTCGTAAGTAATAGTAGCTCTTCTTCATTCCTGATTTATGGAATATGTATGAGTGCTAATGATCTGGAAAGCTTTGAAAAAATGGCAGAAAAAATGGAAGAGGATGGAGAATATGTTGATATAGAAGAAATTCTGAATAATGAATTGACAGCTTATTCTCCTTATGATGATAATTATTATATAGGATTATCCCCTGATAAATGTAGGGATGATCAGACAATGGGAGATTTCAAGAAATCAATAGAAGACACTTTGGTGAAGCATTTTGGTGAGAGAATAAGGCAGTGGAAAATGGATTTCTTTAGTGAAGCTTGGTATGATGGCTGATAGGGGTAAGTAATGAAAATAAGAAACGGGTTTGTAAGTAATAGTAGTTCATCTTCATTTGTAATAAATAAAAAAGGATTAACAGATAATCAAATAGATTTTATTCTTCACCCAGAAAACTATTTATTTATCATAAAGAATATGTATCTTAAAAGTGGTGATTATGATAATAATAAAAATGAAGATGAAGCTTTTGATGAATGGTTTGATATGATTTTTGGTTCCATAGATGAGCTTAAAGGTTGGGACATAACCGATTCGTGGCTAGAAATAAGGGGTGAAACAGTATTGGATAATTTTGATTATCTATCGTTTTTAGATTTTTTTGGTATTTCGTATAGGGAGTAAGGGATGAAAATAAGAAATGGATTTGTAAGTAATAGTAGTTCTTCTTCATTTGTAATTTTAGGCGTAAAATTAACAGCAGAAGAATTTGAAGCTTTAGGTTTAGGTGATGAGCCAGAAGAAATTATATTGAAAAATAACTTAACCTTTGAATGGGATGAGGAAAATGAGGTATTCATAATTGGTGATGAATTAGGTAGAGCTTTTGAAGATTTGAATATAGAACTGGATATTAAAGATTTAAATGTGGCAAAAGTTATAGACCGTCTTGATGATATTGGGATAATAAATAGACATCCTAAAATAATAATCAGAACTATATATGGATAACTTAAAAACGTATGAAGAGTTGAAAATGTTTTGTGATGAGAAAATAAAGAATTATCCAGAATATTTGAAAAAGTATAAGAAGGAAATATCTGTTGCAAAAAGATTTTATAGCAATGGAAGAAATTTGTTTGAAGAATTGACAAGTAAGAAAGTTGATGATAGATATATAATACCATTTCTTCTTGGTGTAACAGAAAAAGTTTCTGATAAAGATTTTGAATATATAAAAGTAAAAGAAGGAAGTTCTGGCGGAATAGATATAGATACGGATATTCAACCTTCTTTTAGAGATAATGTATTTAAATACTTACAAGAGAAATATGGAAATGAAAATGTTATTAGAGTAGGAACGTTTAGCACTTTAGGTTTCTCCTCCGCAACAAAAGATCTTCTCAGGGTTTATAAAATAGATTATCAAGAAGGTAATAAATTTACTAAAATTCTTAATGAGGATTTAACGTGGGAACAAAATATAGAGGAAATGGAAAATGCCTTTCCAGAACAATACGCTTTCTATTTAAAGAATAAAGAAGTGTTGGATATAGTTCCATTCTTTATAAATAAAATTAGGGGAATTGGAACCCACGCTGGTGGAATGGTCCTATCCGATAGTCCAGTTTGGAACTATATTCCTGTAGAAAGAAGCAGTGGAGATTTAGCAACTGGATATCCTGAGTCAGGACAAGAAACTATTCTTGATGAAATGTCTTTGATTAAACTAGATATTCTAGGGATAGAAGTTTTGGATATAGAAAAAAATACCTTATCTATGATTGATCAGGAATTGTATTTAATCGAAGAGGACGGAATTCGAAAGATTGTGCCCGCTAGTTTTCTCGATGAAGAGTTAAAGAGGTTATAAAATGTTTGATTATTTAAAATATTTATTTTCTAAATTAGGTGATGAACCTATAAGAAGATTAATTTGTAGAATTAGAAATCATCCTTGTGGAGTTGTTTGGTATACATCAAATCCAGAGGCGACAGAACCAGATATGACTTGTAAAAATTGTGGAGAAGATTTAGGATGAAATTCAGAATGTATTATAACCTAATAAATAAAACCCAACCAAGGAGTAAAAGATGAACGAAACAATAGAACTTACAGATGAGGAATTTAATATCCTTGCCAAAAAAGCTCACGAACAGGATATAACTTTCAATCAATTAGTTAATAATGTATTGCGTGATTATATGAACATACAAAAATTCACAAATATTACTGTAGAGGAATTACAGGAAAGATTTGATGAAATAATTGAGAATATAGAAATAAATAATACTACTTATTTTATTTATAGAGAAGGAAGACCAGAAGCAGTATTAGTTTCTATAAATGAATATGATAGATTAATAGGAATATAAAATGGGAGATAGAAGTAATATAAAAGTAATTTTTGAGAATGAAAAGACAGTAGGTTTTTATACTCATTGGGGCGGATCTGAACTTCAGAATACATTAAAGGATGCATTGATAAGAGGACAGGATAGATGGGACGATAGTTCTTATTTAGCAAGAATTATTTTCAGTGAAATGATAAGAGAGGATGTGCTTGGAGAAACTGGTTTTGGTATTTATCCTGACGGTATGAATCATGAAGAGGAACACGAAACTATTTATGTAAACGTTCCTAAAAAAACAGTAAGTATAGGACAGCATACAAAAACGTTTGAGGAGTTTGCAGATGTTGACTATTAAAAATACAGAGGTGTTTGGTCTTGAAAGAGCTTTGATTGCTTCTGGAAATGCTTTTTCTGTTGGTGAGATCGATACACGTTATGATGGAAATATAAATGATGCTAGATATAAAACAGTAAAGAAATTAGGGTCTGCTAAAATAGGGTCAGGACACGATCATTTTCTTTTAGGGATACATGTTCAGTTTGATATATTATATCCACAGTACTGGACTATTGAAGCAGAGAGGTATCATAATTTTGAGATAATAACTTCTCAAAGCAAGATGCATAGATTAGTATTTGCAGCTAAGGATGCGGCAAGTTTCCCCAAGTTATTTAATAAATATGTTGATGAAGATTTGATTTTAAATGTATATTTATATTGTAATTATTATGAAAAGACAGAAGAGCCAGAAGAAAAATATAAATGGTTTATGAAGGCATTATCAAATTTGCCTATGGGATATGAAATGTGGATGACTTGCGATTTGACGTATTTACAATTAAAAACGATTTACTTCCAGAGAAAGACACATAAATTAAAAGAGGACTGGGGAGCATTTTGCGAATGGTGTGAACAACTTCCTGTATTTAAGGAATTGGTAGGTATAGAATGATTAACACAGGTGATTTTCTTATAATTTATAAAGCAGAACAAAAAAAGAAATATAAAGATTTGATAGATAAAATAATGGGAATTGTAGATGAGAAACTTAGAAGTTTTGAGTTTGAAGATAAGAATAACGATTTTTATATATTCATAAATACTCCAGAAGTGGATGATGTTTTATATGATGCAAGGTTCTATAATTTTATCAATGAAGATTTTAGTGAGTTTGGATGGGCTGTAAAAAATATTAAATCTTTAGAAGATAAACAAAAAGATTTGTTCAAGACACATTTACTTATATTGAGTAAAAAAACTGTTAATGGATTTTTTAATGTCGCTAGTGACAATGTTACTTATGGATTTAATAATACAGGAGCAACAATAGGGGCAGCTACAATTCGAGGATGATTTACTTGACAAAAAATTAAAAACATAGTATAATTAAACAAGGAGAAATTTATGGCTAAAGTTGGAGTTAATAAAAGACGATTAAAGAGAGTTCTTATAGAACCAAAGATTATAGAAAATTTTCAAAATATGGAGAAAGAATTAAATAGTTTAGAAGAGGCAATTAAGGAACAGGAAAATCTTAATCCATTAATACCATTTTCAATAGGAAAAGTTTATGTCATATATAAAAACTTAGCAGAGTTATTGAGGATTTACGAGTGAATATAGATAAACAGAAATTAAAAGAGATGTATCAAAAAGGAAATTTAAACTATGTTTTTGGACAAGCTCATACTATTTCTGATTTTTTACTTACCAGATATTTCAAGATATATGACTATGAAGATAGAATGGATTTAGTACAGGAATGCTTGGAAAATTTTCTAAAGAAAATAAGGCAGAATAAGGTTGATGCCAATAATAATATATTTAGTTTCATTTGGGCAAATTCTTCATTTACTATACGGGAACGATTACGTAAGCAAAGAAAAAGAGAAAGTATTGTAAGATTCTATAGTTTGGATGAAGCTCTAATGTATAAAAGATTAGAAGAAGAGAGTGATGATTAAAATAATTAAAAAAATTGATAAAGATGAATTTAAAAAATTTATGTATGATATTGATTTGTCAGATAATAACTTATATGATCAGGTAAATAAAAATACAATAGGTATTTTTCAGTTTTCAGCATCTACAGCTAATAATTTAGTAAAGATGATAAAACCAGAAAACTTCGAGGAATTAGTTTCTATATCAAGTTTAGCCCGTCCGGGAACTATTGATTTTGCGGCAGAATATAAAGAGAATAAAATAAGTAAAAAAAGTAAATATAATGAAAAAATATCTGAGTTACTTAAGTCATCATATTTTATACCATTATATCAAGAAAATACAATGGCTATTTTTAATAAGATAGGCGGATTCTCTCTTGAAAATACAAATAAAATTCGCGGACTTATGAAAAAATTAGGTAAAAAGGAACAAAAGAAAGAAGATTTAGATGAATGGAATGCTAATGTAGAAAAATTTAAAAAAAATGCTGTAGAAAAGGAAGGGTTAACCGAAGAAGAGGCAGAAATAATTGCTGTAGATTTGTTAAAAATGTCAAGTTATAATTTTAATAGATCCCATGCTGTATCTTATACTTATGTAGGTATACAAACTCTTTATCTATCCCATTATTTTAAACCATATTTCTATTCTGCTATCCTAGCTACTAAAACTGATATTGATCTAGTTAATTATTTAAATCAGATGAAAGCTCAAGGGTTAACTATTCTCCCTCCAGATATAAATAAATCAAAAGCTAGGTTTTCTCCATTAGATAATAAAACAATTTTATATGGTTTGACAGATATTAAATTCATAGGTGATAAGCCTACAGAAAAAATATTATTGAACAGACCATATAATTCTTTATTTGACTTCATCTTCAAGACAAGAAGCAGGGAAATAACATCAAGGGTTATAAATGCCTTGATATCAGTTGGCTGTTTTGATTGGTATGACCATAATAGAAAAAAGTTATTGACTATCTTTGAGGAATTTTGGGAAAAGAAAAAGACCATAAAAATAGAGGAAAAGCTTAAATTCTTATGGGAAGAAATAGAAAAGAGATATAATAATATACCATTCCCTTCATTTGATAATAACGAATTGGTAGCTTTGGAAAAAGAGTTTTATGGATTCAGATTTTTCACTTCCCCATTCTCTGATACTGTTATCAATGGATTATATAGAGCTTATGGTGATGGATTGATTTATTTGACATTTGCCGATGTAGAGGAGAGGATTTCTAAAAAAATTCCTTTGGTTATAGAAGATGTCAGAGCTTTCAAGGATAAGAACGGAAATGAAATGGCCTTTGTTTCTGTAAGTGATATACACGATAATAATAAAAGTATTCCAGTTTTTCAATCATATTGGAAATATGTAAAGGAATATTTTGTTAAAGGTTCTATCAATTTAATGAATGTTTATAACGATGAAAAAGGTAATCCTATATTTGGAAGTACCAGAAAACTACAGGAAGAGATTATAATAAGAAAATTAATAAAGGTTATAAAGTAAAGATAATATAATATCGGAGATATTATATTGAAAAATTTTACAACTTATCTTGTGGAGACAAGAACTCCTAAAAAAGATTTAGAAGAGCTATTAGAGATACTTATAGATTCAATAAAAGAAACCATAAATAAATTTCATAAAGATAATCCTGTAAACGGACCAGCTAAAGCTGGCAAAGGTATTTCCTTAGTAAAAACCAATGCGACTGCCAAGCGAGAAGATGATAAAGGAAGAACTGGTGGTAAATTAGGTATAAATAGAACAGATGTCTATATGGCAGCTTCAACTGATTATTTTATAGAGTCAGAAGAAAATACTACAAAGACAGATGAAAATAAAGAAAAAAATTATCTTAAGTCCAGCTATAGAATGATCATAGTACAAAAGAATATGATAATTAAGGAATTGGATTATAGCGGAATAAGAGAACCTGCTTTAGCTTTGGTTGAGGAAACTATTATAAATTACAATAAAAGAATAGAGAATACTAAATTCAGTAATTGTGTATTTGATTTTCCAAAATCAAGAAAATTTGCAGAAACAAATCCAAAAGAAATTTCTGATTCGTTCTCAATGATGGTTGAAGAAATCTTTGTTGTTTATCAAGAAATCTACTTACTTAGTGGTAATTTAGGAGAAGCTCAAACAGAAGCTACATTGACAAAGATGGGTTATTTTAAAGTAATGCTTACGAAAGAACAAAAATCAAGAGTAAGATCAAGAGATATGTTTATTCAATTAGGAACAGAAATTTTAAATCCAAACCATTTTATAGCACAAGAGAGAAACCATAGGTATTCTCCTGATTTTCTTATATGTATAGGGAACAGCACTGAATTTGATAAGTTCAAGGAAGTTTTTACAGATGCCGTAAATCTAGAAACGCATTCAAATAAAACATTTGTATTATTGGATGATAAAGTAGTAGTTAACAAAAAGAAAGAGATAAGAGCTACGCAGCTTGCTAATGAAAAAATAAGGAATCTTATAAAAGAAGTTGATGAAAAAAATGGTATCATATTAAGCAGAAGTCAAATAGAATTTATAAGTAAATCGACTGATATGATTACTACTTTTAAATTAACTTCTGCTCACGGAGCCAGAATAGGTAGTTTAAATAAAGATTTATTAATTGAACCTTTAAGAATAGTTAAATCTGGTGAAAAAACATATGTAATGAAAAATAAAAATAATTTAACAGTTATTAAATTTAATGAAAGAATAGAAAAAGATGAAAATGTAAGAAAATTTCCAACTAAAGATCCTGTTGTAGATAAAAAAGTAAAAATCCCTGTAAAAAAACAAATAGCAAAAGTTCCTCTTAGTCCTATAGAAAAATATGAAGCAGAAAAGAAAGCTAAAAAAGAAGAGTTTATTAAAAATTCGTTAGCTTCATCTGATTTAGTAAAAAGTCCTGAATTTGATAACCTAAGAAAATCAATTAAAAAAACTTGGCTATTGTTTAAGGCCAAAGAAATGAAAAATGTAAATATTAAAGCTAATGATGTATTGAAAGCTAAGTTTATTTATTACTTAGTACATCCTGAGGAAGAAATTCCTACTTTTATTGCAGGAACTCAGGAAATATTGGCTGGTATGAATTCTATCAGAACAAAATTATCCACCAGAAATAAAAAGACAGTATTAAAAGGCGATCCAAAAATTCTATTTACTTTGATAGAATATATATTAAGAGATAAAAAAGATATGATTTTATTAGAAGCGTGGTATGAATTATGCTCACTTTAAATAAACAGATAAAAACTAAAAAAAATAAACTGGTAATTCCCTATAGTATAGAAGGGGATATGGTTTATTGCTTTGATGAAAGTAAAAAAACTATAGTATTAAAGTTAAGTGAATTTGATCTAAATAAAAAAACAAAGAAAGAAGAAATAATGGTTAAACCTATTATGGAAATGCCAAAAGAAGTTCCAGTAATAGAAACTAAACCAGAGATATTGGAAGCTGCTCCAGTAATAATTGAGGATCAATTATTTGAAAAGGAAGTAATTGTAGAGGATTTATATCCAGAGGAAAGTAAAGGTAATATAGTTAACTTTATTTCTGATAAGGATTATGTATGACATTTAATAAAATATTAGAAGCTGTTTTAGCCCCTGCAGTAGCAGGACAAGCTCCAGTAGCAGGACAAGCTCCAGTAGCAGGACAAGCTCCAAATAAAGCTCCTGTTGCATCTACAGATGTTAATGGTGTATCTAAAAATCTAGTAGAAATAATGAATAAAAAAAGAATTATAGAACAAGAAGTTGCCCGCAAAAAACAACAAATAGATGATGAAGCTAAATTAAAATTAGAACAATTAGAAAAATCACAGCAGCAACTTGCAAGTATGATTAAAGATATTAAAGGTAATACGATACAGGCACCAGTTCAACAAGGAGTACGTTAAATGACATTCGATAAAATAATTAAAGAAGAGTTAGATACTCAAAATATAGAACAAGTAAAAGCAGAACTAGAAGCCGCTAATGCAAAAATAAAAGCTTTGGAATTAAAGATACAAGCTAATGCTGCTTCAAGAAAAGCAGAAATGTTAAATCGTAAAGCTAAAAAAAATATTGATAAAACTTTGGGTGATGCTTCTAAGGAAATAAATAATACTCCTGTTGAAACACCTCAAGCTCCAGCAGAAACACCTCCAGTAGAAACACCTGCCCCTGCAACAGAAGTTGTTCCCGAAACTACTCCTGCTCCAGTAGCTCCTGTTCCAGCACCAGCAAAGCCAGTAGCTCCTGCACCAGCCCAAGCGCCAGTAAAACCAGTAGCTCCTGCTGTTAAACCTACAGGTGGAGTAGATGATGCAGCTGCAAATGCCTTAAAGAAATTAAACGTCCAGTAAATAATTGACAAAAAATATAAAATTTATTATAATAAACCCTCTATTAAAGAGGGTTTTATAATTGGAGAAATATGAATATTAAATGTAAAGATTGTGTTTTTAACAACTTGCCTGTTTCATTAAGAAACAAATTAGATGCTTTACTAAAGAAAGATTTTTTTACTACCAATTGTCCTTTAGATGAAAAAACATATGGTTGTATAAAAAAACATATTGTAAGTTTTGATCAATATCTAGATATGTTGAAGTTTTTAAAGGAAAAATCTTTACTCTCAAAAGAAGAGGAATTATTTTTAAATGATAAATTCGGAACTTGAAGAAAAAAGAATAGCAAAATCCTACCTGATGTATTTTAATAAATACAGTAATAAAAAAATGTTTATGAGAGACCCTTTAAATTCTAAATGGGGTATTTATTTCAAGAAAATAGTTAGCTTATTCGGTAGAAATAGCGAATGGGATGCCGATAGATTCGTCAAAGCTAACTTTGAAGAAAATGGTTTAGTTTATCCAGCACAATTAACAATAGAAAAAGCGTGGAAAACCTATCTGGATTACTTACCTAAATATAAAAGTAAAGAAACTTCTATGGAAGATGGGATTATAGCTACATTGGAGAAAATTAATAAATATAATACTATGGAAGAATTTATTTCCAAAAGTCATATATTCTTATTGAATGACAACTTCTCTAAATATGTTTTATATTTTTCCAAGTCATATTTAAAATGGGCTAAAGAAAATAATTTCCTAAAGGATAGTGTAGAAAATATAAAAATAAAGAGAGTGTTGGTAAGAAGGAATGTTTCTTTAAATAATAAAATAAAGGAAAGTTTAAAAGATGATTATGTATGATACTATAAACTGTTCTGATATAGTTTTATGTGAAAGATATGATAATCTTGTAATACATAAAAAAGCATTTAGTTCTATCAAAGAGTTAAAGAGTTATAATATATCAATAAATAAATCTCTATATTATTTATCAGGCAGAACATCAAGACCTTATACAAAAAGAGAAAACGATCCATCTAAAGTATTCAAAAAAGGAAGTCCTTAAAATGACTATGTGTGAAACAGAAGAATACACAACTACTACTTTTTGTAGAGAAGGTATAGGAGTAGCTGCTAAAAAAATATTTGAGGAAAAAAACGATTTAATGGATTATAGTATATTATCGGATAGAAGTATATATTATAAAAGTTATAAAAATATAGAGAATACAAGAATACCAATAAGTAAAATAGATCAAACGAATAAAGGAATTTATTACAGATGATTATGAATGATTATCAAGAATACGCTGTAGATAGATTTTTTACAAGTGAAAACAGAAATAGTAAAAAAATGTTTAAAGAAAAAAATGATTTAATGGATTATAGTATAATATTGAATAAATCATTTCCTATGAATAAAGTAAAAAATACAGAAACTTGGAATACAGTTTATAGAATAATAAGCTAAAGGATTATAATGCCAACAACACTGATAGATAAAAATAATATAATGAATATAGCTTTTTTTATGGCTATGCGTGAAATGAAATTGATAAAAAGCACGGAACTTATAGAGAAGGAAGATCTTCCTTTCTTTATTCATTCAATAATAAATTCATTTCAATATCTATTCTCAAGTTATAAAAATATAATAATTTGTGAAGAAGGAAAAAATTCTACTTCTTGGAGAAAAAGTATTTATCCAGATTATAAAGCTAATAGAAATGAATACAAATCTACCTTGAATTATGAACATTTTAAAAATATTATGAATATAGTGAATGAGATATTTAAGTATCTCCCTTGTAAAGTTTTATCTGTAGAGAATACAGAAGCAGATGATTTGATTTATGCTTTATCTGAAAAATATGGGGATGTATTGATAATTTCTACAGATAAAGATCTTATACAGATCATAAATAAAAATGAAAAGGCAAAACTATTTAATCCGATAAAGAAAACATTTGCCAATAAGAATGAATATATAATAGAAGAGAAAGCTATAATAGGTGATAAATCAGATAACATTGCTGGAATAGCTGGTATTGGAGAAAAGACATTTCTTAAAATGTTGGAGGATAAGGATTTCTTCAATAAAAAAATGGCTAATGGGAACAGGAATATTTATGAAATGTTCAAAAAAATAATAGATCTTTCTCAATGTCCTTATATAGAGAGAATAAAAGAAGAAGAGGAAAAGATTAATTTTAATACGTTTGATAGTGATAGTATACAGGAATTCTTTATGAGATTTAAATTGAAAGATTTAATGTTAAGATGGCCTACTATAAAATCAAAAATAGAAGTAAAAATTCTGGAGGAATAAATGACAACAAAGGAAATAGCAGATATCGTTGATGCAGAAGGTTTGGAATATGCTATTTTAGAATATTTGGAGGAGGATGATATAGATAACCCGAAACTTAGAAAAGCTTTTCTTAAAGCAAAAATAGGAATGGAAGCAATGAATGCGATTTTAAAACCGTTAGATTTTATGGAGGATGAAGATGGGGAATGTGAAGATTAGAATTGGAGCTATGGCTTCTTCTAAGATAATGGCTAAACAGTATGAACCTATAGAGGTAAGTTCTAGTATAGAAATCGAAAGAGAAATCAAAGACGAAAATGTTGATGAATATATTAAAACTGAACAGGAAAAACTGGATAATTATGTGGTAGAGGATGCCAAGAAAAAAATGAAAAAGATGTATCAAGAGTTTGGTTTGAAAAAAGATAAACTAATGAATTATTTAGGAGATAAATAAATGAGAAAAACCCATACTAAGGGAATAATTACAAGAGAAGCTCGGATGGCTTTGAGAAATATGCCAAATCAAATAGAAACTATCTATGACAAAAGAGGGAATATGGTTTGTCTGAATACAGTCAAACATGCTCTTCTTCAACGTCCATATAAAAATGCTGAATATGCAGAAGAAATGACAAGAAGTTTGATGAAATTGGCTGATGCTTTGGAAAATAAAGAAACTGTAAAAAGTGTAGAAATAGATAATGAAAAACCACAAGCTATTATACTAAAGGAGTAAATATGTTGGATGAAGTAGATAAAAGAAGATTGAAAGAAAACTATGCCAGCTGGGAAGAAATAAATGATCGAAAAAAAGAATTAGCTGCTGAAACAAAAGCTTTACTTGAGGATACTGCCGTTATTCTTGATACCAAAGCTGCTAAGGTAGGAAAATTGTTTAAAGTCATTGAAAAGAAACTGGAAGATGGTGTAGATGAAATAGACGAAATGCAAGAACTCTTAGTACAATTTGAAAATTAATAGATCAAGCCCCTGCTTTTGGAAAGATAATCATTGTAGGGGATTGTAATGAATATACACAAAGTACTTTTAAATACAAAAAAAGAATTACTACAAGAAAGCATCTTGGATGCACCAAAGAAAACCTTATCTAAAGAGATATACGATAAGAATTTAATAATAAAAGAAAAGTATAGAAAAGAAATTCTTTCCATTTTTGAAGATTGGAAAGAACGCTTTATTCCTAAAGCACAGATAAACGCTATTTTAATGTTGGGTTCAATAACCACTTTTCAATATAACGAAACAAGTGATATAGACGTAAATATCCAAACAAACTTATCCAATACCAACATAAGCACTTATGGCAGATTACTTCCTAACGGGAATAATCTTGAAGGAACCCAACATCCTTTAAATTTTTATTTAAGCAATGAAACATCTGGAATAGATGCCTCTCCTGCTTTATATGATTTAAGGGATAATAATTGGATAAGAAAACCTAAAAAAGAAGATATGAAAATTCCTCGTAATTATATTCTCGAAGTAGCCAGATTTTTTATAGCTGGCGTAGAGAATAGGATTACTGAATATGAAATAGATAGTAAAGAACTTGAATATATGAAAAAAGAACTAAAGGATGAAGAAACAGAACTGGATAAAGAAGAATTGGCTGAAAGAATAGCTATGAAGGAAGAAGAAGTAAAGGCAGATTTAGATGCCATTTCTTTAGGTCATAAACTGATTAGGTCTTTCAGGAATGATGCTTGGAAAGAGGATTATGAGCCTTCATTTCTTATTGATTTAAAAATGAATGGTAATCCAAATAAATCTGTTAATAATCTTGTATATAAAGAATTTGAAAGATTGGGTTTCTTTAATAAACTGAAGAAATATGAAGATATTCGTGAAAAAATGAAGGAAGCTTAAAATGCCAAAAACTCTAACAGAATGGTATGAGGAAAATCAGAATGATCAACCCACAATAATGAAAGTTGTATCACAAAGCATAGATCAGCAGGAACCTGAGCAATTTAATGAACCCGAAAAAGAGCCAGAGTTCAAAGAAGATGTTAAAAAAGCATCTGGTTTATTGAAAATGATATTAAACGCATCTTTACTTAAAAGTTTATTTGAGGAACTATTAAAAATAAATGATGAAAACTTGACAAAAGAGTATAAAGATGATATAATTGATAAGATCGATAAACTCAAACAAGAGGTAGAAAAACTATAATGGACCCTACAAAATTAGATAATTCTTTAAAGGAATTGATTTTACTTCTTAGAGAAAACAACGAAACACTCAAAAACATACAAAAGTTATTTACCAAATATGATGATGATTATCTTAGGGAAGTTGACCGAGATAATTTAGATTTAGGGTAAATAAAAAATGAAAAAATTAATTTTTACCATACTCTTTGTTCTAGGTTGTTTTGTAATTTTATTGGATTCTAAGACAACTTATTCAAAAGAAGGCCCAGTACCTTCAGATAGAAATATTTATTATATTCTAATTCACGATAGAGAAAATATAAACAATATAATAAATCTTGATAAAGATTTCTTTTTAAGTAAATATATGGATTATTTTAAAAATAATAAAAACGTTCCTATTATATTCAATGAAGCTTTAAAGAAAAGCTTCCCTGTTAATTTGGCAATGTCTTTAGCTTTTTGTGAAAGTTCTTTAAATGAAAAGAAATGGAATGAAAATACTAATGACAGTATAGACAGAGGATTATTTCAATTAAACTCTAAATCATATGAGTTTCTTTCAAAAACAGAAATGTACGATCCAGAAATAAATACTAAATATGGCATAGCTCATATTCAGGAGTTGTATTTTAAGAATAATTCCTATTTCTCTGCTTTGGCAGAGTATAACTGTGGATCTATAAAAAGAATAAATCCTACTACTTTTAAACACGTATCTAACATCTTAAATAAAGAGATAGAACTTAACGAAATGCTGGTGAAAACATATGAAGAATTTGAATGGAGTACGAAACTTAAAAACGGTTATACAAGTAAAGTTTTACAAGCGGGAAAATAGTATAAATCAACACTTTATATTCACCAATATAAAAGATAAAAAGCATTACGACGATAATAGATTCTCAATTTACTATAAAATAAGAAAAAGATTTAGTGAACTATCATTGGAAAATTATGGATTTAAATTAGAAGAAATAGTAGAGAATGAAGATAGGGTAATTTATAGCTTTTCTGGAAACAACGAAAATCCTTTTGCTTCATATTATAATACTATAAATGATTTCATTGCTCCATTTGCTGGATGTGATTATTGTATATATTATAAAGATGGTAATTGTGAAAAGATGAATAAAGTTATACTTAAAAAAAGAAAGAACTGTATTCTATTCAACCAGAAAGAGAAATTATTTACAACATAAAGAGAGAGAATTTAATCTCTCTCTTTACTATTGTTTTTAGTATCCTAAACCAATCATAGAAATGTTAGTGCAACCACCGCAAGCATTGTTTGTATTAAGCTTTACGTATTTTCCAAAACCTTTATCGGTAAGAGTTTCGGTAAATGGTAAGCAAGCATCAACAAGGTTGGCCCTATTGTGAACTTTCCACCATTTTGTTCCATCATTAGAAGTAAATATGTCGTAGTTTATGCAAGTTGCAGTAGCTGTATTTACAGTGGCGTTAATCATTACTTTTTCGAATAATTTTGGTGCAGTCAGGGTGATAGAATCGTTAGCACTATCAGCAATTACTTGACCAGCAACTCTTTTCAGTTCATGATCTTTTTGTACGGTAACTACATCAACAGTAGCTCCATGTCCAGCTTGTAGCCCACCGCAAGCATTAATGCAGGTTGACACAATCAGGTATTTAGCTACAGGAACTGCCATATAAGCACAAGCACAAGCATCGGTTCCATTATAAGCTATGTATTTCTGGTCAGCTTTCAAATAAGTGCAACCATCACTGGAAGTGCAAGCAGTCACAAATAAACAACCAGTATTTAATCCTAATCTACAAATACTTGGAGCATAGGCAAAAACCTCTGCGTTTGTCATTCCTACAGAATTAATTACAGCACTATTAGTAACAGTATTGCAAGCTGCGGTAGCTGGAAAAACTACAGCATTTGAAATTAATTTTCTATTATCCATATATATCTCCTTTTATGATATTTCTTATATATAACTTTACAAAGTGAATAAAACTATGAAAATACCACAACAAATTATTGAAAATTTCATCTACGCAAATTTCTCTGAAGTTAAACGAAACGAAAACGAATTTAACTTTAATACCCCATTTTCTAAAGACGGAAAGAAAAGATTATATGTAAACTCAATAAGCTCTCAATGGTATGACCAAAAAAACCAACGAGGAGGCTCTTTCGATAATTTTGTATCGGAATACCTTGATATTCATATTGATGAAGTATATTCCACCTTAATAAAAGATTATTCAAACGGTATGTCCCTAATCTATGAACAGATAGAAGAGGAAGAAAAGATAAATACTTTGGAACTTCCAAGTTCTTTAAAGCTATTTAAAAATGCCAAGTCATCAATTATAGTAAAACAGGCATTAAAATACCTGATGAATAGGAAAATACCCAAAAAATATATACAGAAAATGGGTTATGTATTTGATCCCTCAAGTGAATGGAATAAAAGAATATTCATTCCTTTCTATGAAAATAACAAACTGGTATATTTTATAGGTAGAGCTTTTGATAATAATACTATGAGGTATAAAACTCCTAAAGGTTTTGATACTAAAAAGTTCGTTTTTAATATTGACGATATAGATGAAGAGGTAGGCATTTGTGAAGGTGTATTCGATGCTATGAGCGTAGAGAATATTCCTACAACAGCTTTAATGTCTGCAGACATAGGAACTACTCAAATACAGAAAATAATGGATAAAGGTATCAAGAAAATAATAATGATACCGGATAAAGATGAAACAGGAAATAGAACATTATTAAGAAATATAGAGAAAATTCTTTATCACTCACCTCCTTCAAATATACCTAGAATATTGATATATAATATACCAGAACCTTTTAAGGATTTTAATGAGTTCAGGGTAAAAACAGATATAAATTCTATTGACGAAAAAGACTGTATATATTATAATAAGAAAGTAATGGTGTTGAATAGTATATTTGATAGTTTAGCAAATAAAAAACTCCCCTAAGATTAGGAGAGTTAAAAATATATAAAACCGTACACAAGAAAGTGTAAGGTGATAAGATTAACTTAACGATATCAAAAAAAGTAAGGGTTAAGTAAAGATAATATAGAGGTTAATAATGGAAATTTTAAGCAAAGAAGCTTTTTTAAATTTAGATACTAAATGTGAAGAAGTCAAAGAAGAAGATGTAAAAGATTTAATACCTAAATGTGAAGAAATGATAAAACTTTGCGTAGAAAAAGGTGGATTAGGATTGGCTGGCCCTCAGGTTGGTTTAATGAAAAAAGTATTTGTATGGATGAATAGTGATGATACATTTCAAATTGTATTAAACCCTTCATTCTATCCAGATAGTAAGAAAACCAATGTAATAGAAGGGTGCTTAAGTTTTCCTAATGAAAATTATTATCTAAAAAGGTATAAGGAAATACAGGCAGTTTATTTTACCCATAATGGGGAAAAATTAATTAAAGTAACCAAGCATTTGATTGGACAGAAAGCTTTTGTATTTCAACATGAAACAGACCATATGAATATGGTAAGTGTTGCTGATTCAGGAATAAAGATAGAAACTTAAATAGGTTTCTTTTTATATGTTTCAAAAATTATTTCACCTATAGAATTAGGTGATTTAGTTTGTATCATACTTACTGGAAAAGTTCCTACTTTTTGTGGTAATCCATTTTCTGGATTTGTAGTTATAATAATATTAGGGCCATTTAGTTTTATTATTATATCTTTAGTAGTTTCATCTTTCTTTAAGAAAGTATTTTTTAAATCATTACTGGTATTAAATGCTTCTGCTATTTTCTTTATTAAAGTTTTTTCAATAGCTGTTCCAGTTTCTGAAAAAGTAAACGCTCCATCACCGTATTCCAAACTTTCTTCTTCTTTTAATATTTGTTTTAATTTCATACATTTATCTTTACATATATAGAGAGTAAAGGAATAAAAATGGCTAAAATAAATAGTAAAGTGAAAGGTTCAAAAAACGAGAGAGATCTAGCAAAAATATTGTGTGAAAGATTTGGAGAAGGAAGATTTAAGAGAAATTG